AGGGCACCGATCCTGGAAACCGCGCCCTAAGTCTCTTTTTCACACGTGCAGTTCAGAAAACTGGTTTTCACGAGGAATCCCGATGGCCAACCCGAAGAAGCCGCGAGCGCTGAAGGTGGTCTCTGGGACCGTCCAACCGAGCCGCGATGAGAAAGCGTCCGTCGAACTGCCTGTTGTCGGCGAAGTGCCGAAAGCCCCCGACTGGTTGCCGAATGCCCATGCCGTGAAGGAGTGGGAGCGGTTGGCCCCCATTCTGGTGGCCAACAAGCTGCTGACCGAGGCGGGTACGAGTGCCTTGGGCATGCTGTGCGCGCTGCATGGGAAGCTGGTCCAGCTGTGGGCCGCGGGTGAAGCGCCGGTGGCCTCGATGGTCGCGCAGTACCGGAACCTGATCAACGACTTCGGCTTGACGCCGGTGGCGCAGGGAAAAGTGAAGCCGGTGGGCGAGGATCAAGGTGCGAACAAGTTCGCCAACCGTGGCAAGCGAGCCGCTTGATTTCGTCGCCGTAGCCACGGACTACGCGAAAAGGGCGGCGAACCCGAAGAACAAGAAGCAGTTCGGGATCTGGATGCGCTTCGCGGCGCAGCGGTTTCTAGACGACTTGAAGCGGGCGGGCAGCAAGACGCCGCCATTCATCTTTGACGAGTGGCACGCCTCGGACATTTGCCTGTTCGCGGAGGACCTGCCACACGTCGAGGGGACATGGGACACGCCGACGATCGTGCTGCACGAGTCGCACGTCTTCTTCCTGGTGAACCTCTTCGGGTTTCGAAAGCACGACGGCACCAGGCGGTTCACGACGGCGCTTTTCGCCATCGCCCGGAAGAATGCCAAGAGCACGCTGGCCGCCATCATCGGCCTGTACTGCCAGAACTGCGAGGGTGAAAACGGCCCGCAGGTGATCACGGGCGCGACGACTGGGCAGCAGGCCCGGATCGTGTTCAAAGTCGCCAAGACGATGGTAGAGAAGACCGCGGACCTGCGATCTGCGTTCGGACTGGAAGCTTTCGCCAACGCGATCGCCAGCTACAACAACGGCGGCACCTACAAGCCGATCAACGCGAAGGCGAGCACGCAGGACGGGCTGAACCCGAGCTGCACGATCCTGGACGAGATCCACGCGCACAAGAACCACGACCTGCTGAACGTGCTGAAGTCGGCGGCCGGCGCGCGGCGGAACCCGCTGTTCCTGTACCTCACAACCGAGGGCTACGCGAACCCGGGCCCATGGGAGGAAGAGCGCGAGTTCGCGAAGAAGGTGCTGCGCGGCCTGATCGAGGCCGACCACTACCTGGCGGTCTACTACGCCGTCGACGAGAAGGACGAGGACCTCGGCACCGAAGCCGATGACGATTTCGACGAGAGCGCCTGGCGGAAGGCCAACCCGCTCATGGACGTTAATCCGCTGCTGCTCGCCGAGATACGCAAGGCCTCGATCGAGGCCAGGGACAAGCCGGGCCAGCACGCCGAATTCAAGATCAAGCGGCTCAACCGGCCCTCGTCGGTTTCGCAGGGCTGGGTCAACCTCACGAAGTGGCGCGAGTGCAAGGGCGCAATCGACCTGGAGTGGCTGAAGAAGTACCCGTGCGACGGCGGGCTTGATCTCTCGAGCACGACCGACTTGGCGTCGTTCCGGCTGGTCTGGGATATCGAGGGAGTCATCTACACGCACGGCTGGCGCTACGTGCCGTCGGTGGCGGTCCGGCAGCGCACGCAGCGCGGGCTGATCCCCTATGCCGGATGGGTGCTCAAAGGCCACCTGATCGAGTCCGGGAATGAAGCGATCGACTACGAGCCGATCGAGAAGCAGATCATCTGGGCGCACCAGAACTTCAACCTGCGCTCTGTGGGCTACGACGGCTGGAATGCCGCTCAGACGGTGCAGCACCTGAACGATGCCGGCGTGAAGATGGAGCGGTTCATCCAGGGCCCGCAGAGCTATCACCCCGCCATGCAGGCGCTAGAGATCGCCTACCTGAACGGCAAGTTCGCCCACGGCAATGACCCGATCCTGAACTGGAACGCATCGAATCTGGTGGCGCGCCGCGACGCGAACCTGAACACCGCGCCCGACAAGAAGAAGGCCGCGGAAAAGATCGACGACATGTGCGCGTTGCTCATGGGTGTCGGCCGCGCGCTGTGCGCCGTGCCGGCCAAGAAACTTGTTCTGGGAGTTGTCCGCTGATGGCCTGCAAGTGCATTGACCGCCAGCGGCGGTTTGTCGAATGGGCATGCCGCAAAGGCATGACGAGTATCTGCAAGCGCGCCCAGGCTCGACTTGCTCGAATGGAGGCGAACGCCCAATGAAAACCGAACGCGCATATAGCCTGCTTGAAGTCAAGGCTCTGGACGAGGATCGCCGTGAGATCCGTGGACTTGCTACCAGCCCCGTCCCTGACCGAGGCGGCGACGTTGTCGACCCGATGGGCGTCAAGTTTCAAAACCCGTTGCCTCTGCTCTGGCAGCATCAGCATGACAAGCCGATCGGCCATGTGGTGTTCGACAAGCCAACGGCGAAGGGGATCACGTTCACTGCGACGCTCCCCAAGATCACAGACCCCGGTCCGCTGAAGGACTTGGTCGATATGGCCTGGCAGTCGATCCGCGAGAAATTGGTACGTGGGGTGTCGATCGGCTTTCTGCCGCGCAAGTACGCCTACATCGAAGGCGGCGGCATCCACTATCAGGAATCTGAGGTCTACGAGCTCAGCGCCGTGACGATCCCGATGCACCAGCTTGCCACGATCCAGAACATAAAAGCCATTGCCAGCCATCGGGAAGCTACCCGTGGCGTCCAACTGATCACCCGCGCCGCCGACGTGCCGCGCGACCTGAAAGGCGCGATCCCTCTGATCCGCCGCTGACCGTCCGGCCCGCCGTTGCACGCGGGCTCGCTGAGTCATTTCCTCCACATCTGGCCGCCTTCGGGCGGCTTTTGCATTTCAAGGAGCCAATCATGGCAAAGACTTTCGCGGAACAACTGGCCGACCTGAAGGCCACCCGTGCTGCCAAGCACGAACAGATGAAGTCGATTGCGCAAGGCGCGACCGACAAGGGCCTGTCCATGGACACCGGTGAAGCCGAGCAGTTCGACACGTTGCAAGGCGAGATCAAGCGTCTCGACGCCGACATCGCACGCATCGCCACCCTCGCCGAGATGGACAAGGAAACGCTCAAGGGCGTGACCGACACCGAACAGCGCGAACTTCCCGCCCGCGGCGGCAGCGATCTGGCACCGCTGCAACTCAAGGAAGGCCCCGAAAAGCTCGAGAAGGGCATTGCCATGGCTCGCTACGCCATGTGCCTGATGAAGTCCAAGGGCAATCACCAGCTGGCTTTCCAGATGGCCGCCAAGCACTTTCCGAAGACCGAAGGCGTCGTCAAGACCCTCAAGGCTCAGGCCGAAGGCGCCAACCTGCAGAACCTGATGCAGATGAAGGCCACGGTTGCCGCCGGCGACACGCTGAATGCGACCTGGGCTGCCCCTCTCGTGGACGCGGCCACGTTCGGCGGCGACTTCATCGAGTTCCTGCGCCCGCGCACGCTGATCGGGCAGGCTAACTTCCGCCGCACGCCGTTCAACGTCCGCATCGCTGCTGCCACCTCGGGCGGCACGGCGTACTGGGTCGGCCAAGGCAAGGCCAAGCCGGTGACGTCGTTCGGTTTCGGCGATACCACGGTGCCCTTCACCAAGGTTGCCGCGATCGCAGTGATCACGCAGGAACTGGCCCGCTTCTCCGACCCGAACGCCGAAGTGCTGGTGCGCGACATGCTGGCTGACGCCGTCATCGAACGCATCGACATCGACCTGCTGGATCCGGACAAGGCTGCCGTGGCGAACATCTCGCCCGCCGGCCTGCTGAACGGCGTGACCCCGGTGGCCACCGGCGCGATCGATCCGGGTGATCCGGTCTCGGTTCGCTGCGCGATCGCAATGCTGTGGGCAGCCTGGGACTCGACCTATCTCGGCATGCGCCCGGCCTACTACACCACCCCCGCGGTGGCTCGTATGTTGGCCTTCTCGCGCGATCCGCTGGGCACCCGTGCATTCCCCGAGATGACCCCGCAGGGTGGTTCGCTCGACGGCGTGCCGGTCCGTGTGTCGCAGTACCTGGCCAACAACGGCGGTTCGGGCGGCGCAATCCTGGCGCTGATCGACGAAGCGGAGATCTTCCTGGCCGACGACGGCTCGGTGACGGTCGACGCTTCCGAGCAGGCCAGCATCGAAATGTCGGACACCCCGGCAGGCTCGAGCAACCCGACGGTCGCGGCTTCCAGCGTCAACATGGTTTCCATGTGGCAAACGGATTCCCTCGCGCTGCGGGCCGAGCGGTTCATCTGGTGGGGCAAGCGCCGCGCCGGCGCCGCCCAATGGATCGACGGCTTCCCGACCAGCTGCTGATCGGCGACTGACGAGTGAAAGGGGCCCCAAACCGGGCCCCTTTTTCGTCCAAGGAGATCCCATGGAAAAAGTCGACTTCACATTCCGACGCGGCGGCCGCACGAAGACCGTCACGTCCACTCAGGCAAAGGTTCTGCAGCGCGCAGGGCTGGGCACGTACCAGACGCGCGACATGGCATTCCAGCCTCTCGTGACCAAGCCGATGCAGGCTGCCTCGGCGCCGGTGCTGCCGGCCGTTCTAGCGGGCGATGCCACCGAGCAGTCCGGCGCCGACGTTGTCGCCGACGATGGTCTCGGCGGACTCGACAAGGACCAACTGCACGCCCTAGCGAAAGAGCGCGGCGTGAAGGTCCACCACATGGCCGGCGCCGACAAGGTGCGCGCGGCCCTGCGCGAGGCGGCATGAAGTTCCCGCGCGTCATTGCCGCGCTCGAAGCTGTGGGCGCCGTATTGTCGGCTGCCGCAGAGCGGGCTATCTCGGCATTGGCCTGGTTCTTAATTCTGGGGCTTGGCGGTGCAGGGATGATTGTCGCCGGCATCTTCCTTCTGTTTGGCGCAGGCTGGGCATTCATTGCCGGCGGCGTATTCATGCTGCTGGGCGCGGCGTTCATACGGAAGGGCATGAATGTCTAACGTCACCGTCTTCTCCGCGTTCTCGAATGCTGCACAGAAGCGTGCGCCGGAAAGCTTGAACACTGTCAGCGGATGGCGGGAGGGCTGGCGCCGCATTCTTGAGCCGTTTACAGGCGCGTGGCAGCAGAATGCCGAAGAGAAGCGCGGCGACCTGCTGACTTACCCAACCCTTTACGCCTGCGAGTACCGCATCTCGTCGGACATCGGCAAGCTCCCCTTCCGGCTGCGCCAGCGCACCGCGAGCGGCGTCTGGAAGGACGTCACAAATGCCGCCTACGACCCGGTTCTGCGCAAGCCCAACAACTTCCAGACCGCCGGCCAGTTCCGCGAATACTGGATCCTGTCCAAGCTCAACCAGGGCAATGCGTACTTGCTGAAGCGGCGTGACGCGCGCGGCGTGGTGACCGACCTGTATGTGCTTGACCCGTGCCGTGTTCTGCCAATGGTCTCGGACGCCGGCGAGGTCTACTACCAGCTCTATACGGACGCGCTGAACACTCTGCCCGAAGGCTACCCGGCTTCGCGCCTGATCGTCCCGGCCAGCGAGATCATCCACGACCGGTGCATGACGCTGCACCACCCGCTGATCGGCGGTCCTCCGCTTGCTGCTGCCCACTGGCCAGCGCTGAAGAACATGAAGATCATGCGCAGCGCGACGGAGTTCTTCGCGAACAACGCGCAGCCTGGCGGTCTTCTCACGGCGCCGGCCGGCATGTCCGACAAGGACGCCGAGGACGTCAAGGCCTACTGGAACACCAACTTCACCGGGTCGAACTCTGGCCGCGTGGCGATCATCGGCGCCGACATGAAATTCACGCCGTTCGCGATGAAGAGCATCGACTCGCAGATGGTCGAGCAGATGCGCTACTCCGACGAGCAGATCTGCCAGCCGTTCGGCATCCCGCCTTTCATGGTTGGCATCGGCACCATCCCATCCGGACTGGGCGTGGATGGCGTATACCAGCTGTACTACCAGAACGCTCTGCAGACGCACATTGAGCACATGGAAGCGCTTCTGGACGATGGCCTGAAGGTCGCGGCGCCGCTCGGCATTGAGCTGGACCTGGAACCACTGCTGCGGATGGACGAAGCCAAGCGCGCTGAGGTCGAAAACAAGCTGGTGAGCGGCAAGATCAAGCTCCCCGACGAGAGCCGTGTGCGATTCAACCTCGAGCCCACGCCCGGTGGCGGCACCCTCTGGGGCCAGCAGCAGGACTATCCGCTCGGCATGCTGGTCAACCGGGCCGACTGGGACCCGAACATGCAGCCACCGGCGCCCCCCGCGCCGCCACCTCCGGCACCCGAAGTTCCACCAGCACCGGCTCCGGCCGAGCCGAGCGAAGAAGACAAGGCCCTGATCGAGCAAGCGCACGCGATCGTTGCAACACAGAAGGCCATCGCAGCCATGCGGAAAGCCGCACAACCGGAGCCTACGCATGTTTGATCCTGAGACTTTCGGTGAGGCGATGGGCCTGGCCATCCGCGAAGCTGTCGCGCCACTGCAGCGCCGCATCGGCGAGCTGGAAGCCCAGCTTGCGAAGCCCGTTGATGTATCGGCCGAGGTCGAGCGCGCGGTATCCGCTGCTGTGGCCGCGCTGCCCGCGCCGAAGGATGGCGAGAACGCCGATCCCCAACTCATCGCCGAACTGATTCAGGACGCCGTCAAGGCTATCCCAGCTCCAAAAGACGGCGCCAGCGTCACGCTCGATGACGTCAAGCCTTTGGTCGCAGAGCAAGTCGCTTCTGCTGTTGCCGCACTGCCGGCTCCCAAAGCCGGGAAGGATGCCGACATGGAGGCAGTCCGCCAGATGGTGTCCGCTGAGGTGTCAGCGTTGCCAAAGCCCGAGCCCGGCAAGAGCCTGACAGTGGATGACGTTGCCCCGATGCTCAAAGCAGAGGTGGCGAAGGCTGTTGCCGCGCTGCCCGCCCCGAAGGACGGGGTCGGCTTGGCCGGCGCGATGATCGACCGTGACGGCGCGCTGCAGATCACCATGACCAACGGCGAAGTGAAGTCTCTTGGCAAGGTGGTCGGAGAAGACGGCAAGAACGGCTTGAGTCTGGACGCGTTCGAGATGGAGTATCTGCCAGAGTCGCACGAGATCCAGGTGAAGGCGACCGCTGCCGGCCGCGCCAAGGAGCTGCGCTACCCGGCAGGCGGCATCCGCCCGGCGGGCTACTGGCGCGAAGGCACCAAGGCGCAGCCGAACGAGGCATGGGTCCACGACGGTTCGTTGTGGATCGCAAAGACCGCCACCGCCTCCAAGCCCGAGTCGCGGTCCGAAGACTGGATCATTGCTGCCCGGAAGGGTCGCGACGGTGAAACCACGATCAAGACGGTGAACGGCGGCCCGCCGGCTCCGATCAAGCTGGGAACCTGACCATGGTCGCCCTGGTCACCCGAGAAGAGGTCAAGTCGCACCTCATGATGGACAACGACGCCGCCGATGGCTGGATCGACATGATGATCCTAGCCATCAGCGATGCCGTGATGACATGGCTGAAGGACGACTGGCGCGCGTATGAACCGACTCTGGGCCCCGATGGCCAGCCGGTCGAAGACAGCAGCGGCGACCCAATTCCGGCTGAGGACTCGAGCGGCCTGATCGTGCGTCCTGTCGTGAAGGCTGCAACTCTGGTCGAGATCGCTTCGCAGTTCCGCTTCCGGGACGGCGATGGCGCCGCGGCCGTTCCTTCCCATGCCGGGCATGGCTATGTGCTCAGCGCCGGGCCCACCAGCCTCCTTTCTGGCCTTCGTCGGCCTACCGCGCGATGACGCTCGCAGCCGGCCGCCTTCGTCACCGTTTGCTGATCGAGCGGTACGTGCTCGCCGTGGATTCAAATGGCGACGTGATCCAAGACCCGGACACGGGAGAGACGACCGGATCTTGGCAGGAGCTGGCGACGGTGTGGGCCGCCATCGAGCCGCTGAGCGCGCGCGAGTTCCTGGCCGCACACGCGACCCAGTCCCAGGTGACGGCGCGCATCGTGATCCGCCACCGCAACGACCTCGACGCATCCATGCGCCTGGTGCACATGGTCAACGGCGCGCGCGGCGCGCTTTACAACATCCACGGGCTGCTGGCCGATCCAGACTCGGGGCTTGAATACCTGACTTTGCCGGTCTCCGCGGGCGTCAGCACGAGCGGCCAATGATCTTCGCAGTGCTGGCCACGGGCCCTTCCATGTCACAGAGCGTCGCCGACCAGGTACGCGGCCGCTGCAAGGTCGTGGCGGTCAGTGATGCCTACAAGTTGGCGCCTTGGGCCGATGCTCTGGTGAGCAGCGACGCTGCATGGTGGAAAGCGAACCCGGCGGCCGTTGAGTTCAATGGGCCGAAGTGGTCAGCCGCCCCAGATTTTCGGCAGGTTGCAGGCGTCGAGAGATTCCCCAGCGCCGACAACGGCAGCAACTCCGGCCTGCTGGCTTGCCAGGTCGCCGTGAGCATGGGCGCCAAGACGATCCTGCTGTGCGGCTTCGACATGCGGGGGGCGCACTTCTTCGGGCCGCACCAGGCGCCGCTGAAGAACACGCAGCCGTCGAGGTTCGAGGTCTTCCTCCGCCAGTTCGCCAGGTTCCGTCCGCGCGGCGTCGAGGTGCTGAACTGCACGCCCGGGAGCGCACTGAAGCATTTCCCGATGGTTGACCTGGATGAGGCGCTTGCCGCGCGCGCAATGCTGGCTGCCTGAAGGCCCGAACTACCGGCGCGAGTGCTTCTTGGCCGGCCTGGAAGCTGCTGGCGTCGAGTGCGTGCCAAAGATCGAGCGGCCCGGTCCCAGCGACATATTGCTGCTGTGGAACCGACCACCGGCGCGCGAGGCAGAGGCCCGACGGTTCGAAGCTGCTGGCGCGCGGGTGCTGGTGATCGAGAACGGCTACCTCGGCAAGCAGTGGATGGGCCGGAAGTGGTTCGCGATGGCATGGGGCCATCACGCTGGCGCCGGGCGCTGGCCGGATGGCGGGCCGGAGCGCTGGGATTCTTGGGGCGTGGAGATGGCGCCGTGGCGCGGCGGTATCGGCGACACGCTGATCCTGGCGCAGCGCGGCATAGGAGAGCAGGGCGTGGCATCGCCGCGTGGCTGGGCAGAGGCGGTGCAGCGCGCGATCGGCGGCCGCATCCGTCGGCACCCGGGCGCTTACACGGCGGCGGTCTCCCTGGAAGATGACTTGGCCGCGGCTTCATCGGTGGTGACATGGCACAGCGCCGGCGCGCTGCACGCACTTCTGGGGGGCGTGCCAGTCTGGTACGGGTTTGACAGGTGGATCGGCGCCGGCGCGGCGCGCGTGCTGCGCGAGTTCGGCGCCGATCCGAGGCGGGACGACGCTGCGCGGCTGGCGATGTTCAGGCGGATGGCATGGGCGATGTGGGATGCAGACGAAGTGCGCAGCGGGGCAGCGTTCAGGAGCTTGACAGCATGAAATGCTTGACTGCAGCCGCGCTCATCGCGTTGCTGATGGGCGTAGCCGTCTTCGCAATGATCGACATCTATGGGCTACCAAAACGACAACAGTCGTGTGAGGAACGCGGCGGGCGAGTGGTCAACGCAGGCCTGACGCCTATGTGGGTTGGGAAAGTCATGATCATGATGCCGCGTACCAAATGCATCTTTTGATCACCGGCCGCGGCACCAGCGGCAGCTGGCAGATTCGCGGCGTTCAACTTGGGCAGATTCTCGGTGCCGCGGTCATGCCGAATGCCATCGACGTGGCGCCTTTCGACCTGGCTGTGGTGGTGAAGCGCCCCACGACCGACTTATTGCAGCGCCTGCATCGCGCCGAAGTCCCGGTGATCTGGGATGTTGTCGACGCCTGGCCACAGCCGGCCGGCAACGTCTGGGACCGCGCCCGGTGCATGGAATGGCTGGCCGGCCAGGTGAAGGCCATCCGACCGGCCGCAATCGTCGCCGCGACGCGCGCGATGGCGCGGGACTGCGAAGGCTTCGGCGTTCCGGTGCTGGCGCTGCCGCACCATGCGCGCCCGGGCCTGCGGCAGAACCCGATCCGTCCGCTGAAGGTGTTGGGCTACGAAGGAGGGCAGCAGTACCTGGGCCGCTGGCTGCCCATCATTCAACGCCAGTGCGCGGCGCGCGGCCTGCAGTTCGTGATCAACCCGGCGGAAGTGGCCGACGTCGACATCCTGCTCGCGCTGCGCGACTGCAACGGCTACGCGCCGCGGAACTGGAAGAGCAACGTGAAGCTGGCCAACGCGCAGGGAAGCGGAACACCGGTGATCTGCAACCGTGAGGCGGGTTACCTGGAGACGGCGAGCGGCGCAGAGCAGTGGGCGGACGACGAAGCGGAGCTCGCCACGGCACTGGATGCGCTGGCGCCGACGGATGCGCGGCGTGCCGCGGCGCAGGTGCTGCGCGCGGCCGCTCCGGAGATCGACGGCATCGCCGCAACCTACCTCGCATGGCTTCGGTCGAGATCCTGAGAGCTCACCGGCTGTCGCTCAGCGCGGAGCCGATGCTGAAGGCTCTGGCCAGCGCCGCGCGCGCCGCGGGCGACCAGGCGAAGGAAACGGGAAGGTTCGAAGGGCGCAGCGATTGGCTAGTGCTGTTCGGCGTCGGAGCCGCAGTGAACGACTCGGCACGGAAGGCGCAGCTGGCGCGCGGCGGGCGCGTGCTGATGTGGGATCTAGGGTACGTCGAACGCAAAAAGGTCGTGGGGCACTTGCGGATGTCGATCGACGCTGATCACCCGCAGGACTGGCTTGAAGGGACGGAAGGGCTGCCGGACCGATGGGACCGGCTGAATGTTCCGCTCCGCGAGGATGCCGCCCCGGCGGGCCCGGTGCTGTTGATCGGCCTGGGCCGCAAGTCGCGCGCCTACCTTCGGCTGGCGAACTGGGAGCGAGACATGCTGGCGGGCCTGCAGAAGCGTTTCCCCGGCCGCCAGATCATCTTCCGCCCCAAGGGCAAGGACCGCACGCAGCTGCCGTGCACGACCGACCGAGAGACGCCGATGGACCAGCTGCTGCGCGGCGCCTCGCTGGTGGTGTGTCGACATTCCAACTGCGCAGTCGACGCGACGATCGCCGGCGTGCCATTCGAAGCGCAGGACGGCGCGGCCATCTGGCTGCAGCGACGCGAGTTCACACCGGCCAACAGGCTGGAATTCCTTCAGCGCCTCGCCTGGTGGCAGTGGCGCGCAGACGAAGCAGCGCAGGCATGGGCCTTCGCCAAACAGGTAACGAGCACATGAAACTGAACATCGGCTGCGGCGGGCGACGGCTTGAGGGATACACCGGCGTAGACGCTGTTGAGCGTCCGGCCGCCGACATCATCGCCCCTGCCCACCAAGTGCCCCTGCCTGACGGATGCGCCGAGGAGGTCCTGGCCATCCACCTGGTCGAACACCTGCTGCCCTGGGAACTGCCAGCCGCGCTGTCGGAATGGCATCGCCTGTTGGCGACGGGCGGAACGTTGGTGCTCGAGTTGCCCGACCTGATCAAGTGCTGCCGAAACATTCTCGAAGGCCGCGTGCCAGTGGGCAAGCACCCCGATCAGCTGGGCATGTGGGGCCTGTTCGGCGACAACCGACTGGAGGATCCGTACATGCTGCATCGGTGGGCATACACCTTCAAGACGCTGGCGCCGCTGGTGAAGGCCGCAGGCTTCTGCAAGATCGCCGAGCGCCCCACGCGCTACCACCCGGTGGGTCGCGAGCAGCGCGACTTCCGGCTCGAAGCGCTGAAGGGCTGAAATGGTCACCGTCTTTTGTGGCTACGACGCTCGTGAATCCGTAGGCTTCCATGTCTTCTGCCACAGCGTGATCAAGCGAGCCAGCAAGCCCGTGCGCATCATCCCGCTGGCGTCGATGGGTCTGCCCGAGGGTTCGAACAGCTTCACGACGTCGCGCTTCTTGGTGCCATGGCTGTGCGGGTTCGAAGGGCACGCCATCTTCGTTGACGCATGCGACATGCTCATGCTAGGCGACGTGGCACGCCTGGACCAACAGTTCGATGGCGTCTCAGCTGTTCAGGTTGTGAAGCATCCGGACTACACGAGCGCCCATGATCGGAAGTACGTCGGCACTCCGATGGAGTGCAAACAGACCAACTACCAACGGAAAAACTGGGCCAGCGTTTGCATTTTCAATGCGGCTCATGGAGCGTGGGAGGACATGGACCAGCGCAACGTGTCCAAGTGCTCTGCACTCGATCTGCTCACGTTTGATCATCTGAAGGACGACGAGATCGGAGAGATCCCCCCCGAATGGAACGTGCTGATCGACGAAGGCCAGGAACGCGAGGGCGCCAAGCTGTTGCACTGGTCGAGTGGCATTCCGGCGTTCCGGCATTACCAGAACTCGCGAGCATCCCAGGACTGGTTCAACGAGTTCGAAGAGATGACCGGAGGCAACCAGCATGGCTGACTTCACCGTCAAGATGAATGGCGTCGACGAGCTCAACAAGAAACTGGCCCTGCTGAGCTACGACATGAGAAAGAAGGGCGGCCGTTTTGCCCTTCGCAAGGCCGCTCAGGTGATTCGCGACGCGGCGCGCCAGAACGCTCAGACGGTCGACGACACCGCCACCGGCCGCAGCATCGCCAAGAACATCACGGAGAAGTGGAACGGGCGCCTGAACAAGCAGACCGGCGATCTCGGGTTTCGCATCGGCGTCACCGGTGGCGCAAAGCTCCCAGAGGACAACAAGGACGAAGGCGCCGGCGGGCCAACTCCGCACTGGCGCCTGCTGGAGTTTGGAACAGAGAAGATGGCGGCGCGCCCCTTCTTCGCCCGCGCGCTTCCGGAAAGCGCGCAGCGCGCGACCGATACGTTCATCACCGAGTACGGCAAATCCATCGACCGCGCCCTGAAGCGCGCTGCCAAAGGAAGCTGAAATGTTCGAACCCAAGCTATCGGTAAAGGAAGGCGAATCCCTTCTGAACATCATCCGCGATCACACGAAGCTGATCGCCAGATTGATGCAGCGCGTGAGCACTTTGGAGGCCAAGCAAACCTCCCACGAATCCGTGGTCGCATGGCTGAGAGAGAACACCAACGAGTTCGGTGCAGCTGAACGCATCGAGAGCCGATTTAACGCGGCTAAGCACTGAGCCGGAAGCCGTTGATGTATCCACCGATCTTCAAAACCGTCAACGTGCCCGCGGTGCAGGCGCTGCTGAAGACCGGCAACGGACCGCTGCGCTTCTATGCGTGGGGCTTGGCCCCTGACAACGTGGTTAAGCCCTATGCGGTCTGGCGGCAGGTCTTCGGCGCACCTGAGAACTATCTGGGCGACCGGCCGGACATCGACACCTTCACCACGCAGATCGATGTCTATGCCGCAGACGTGGCGGGCGAGCGGGCAGAGAAAGCTCGAGCGATCGCCGATGCCATCAGCTACGCCATCGAAGGCGCCGCACACGTCACCTCCTGGATCGGCGACTCGCGCGATCCCGACACCAAGAACTACGTCGTGACCTTCCAGGCTGACTGGTGGGTTCCTCGATAGACCGACACCACATCCATCCACCAAGGCCGCACTCCGCGGTCTTTTTTGTTTCTGCAACCGCCACCCCTGGGTGGCATTTTTATTGGAGCTTTCCATGAGCATGAAGACCCAGGGGACGGACCTTTACGCCATCGACCCCCGCGATGGCAGCCTGATCGATGTCGGTTGCGTGACGTCGATCGACGGCATCGACTCTTCGATCGATCAGATCGAGACGACCTGTCTGAACAGCGCTGAGCGCACCTACGAAGCGGGCCTGGGCACGCCTGGCACCGCGACGTTCGGCATCAACACCGACACCGCGGACCCGAACCACATTGCGCTGTACGAGATCAAGCAGGCCGGTCTCACGCTCAAGTGGGCAATCGGCTTGTCCGACGGCCCGCGCGATGCCGAAGGAAACAGCCTGGCGCCGGCGGAAGCCAACACCAGCGGCGACTTCGATCTACCGACGAACCGTTCGTGGATCACCTTCAGCGGCTTCATGAACAGCTTCCCGTTCACCTTCGCCCTGAACAGCGTGGTGGCGTCGACGGTCGGCATCCAGGTCTCCGGCGCGCAAGCCCTGATCCCGAAGGTCGCCTGACATGAACCTCTCAGAACTCAAGGCGCGCGGCGGCTTCGTAGCCCTGGCGCCGGTGGCGAAAGAGGTCACATGGAAGCACAAGGACGAGGCCACCGGCGAAGAATTGGTCGACACGTTCACCGTGCACGTGAAGCGGCAGTCCTTCGGGGCGATCGAGTCGATCTGGGCCTCTGGTGAAGACCGCAGCAAGTCCGCGAGCTACATCAGCCAGTCGATCCGGCTTGGCGAGAAGGGCAAAGACGTGCTCACCTACGAGGACGCGTTTCAACTCGACCCGGGCCTCGCGGGCGTGCTGATCGCGGCAATCAACGAGGTCAACGGCACCGGAAGGACTGAGCCAAAAAACTGACGCCCACCGATGAAATTTGGCACGAACTCGTGCTGAACGGCATCGGTGGTCGAACAGTGGCTGAAGCCAAGCTGAGTATGACCTACGACGAATTCCTCGACTGGGATTCGTACATGCGGAAGCGCGGCACCTTGAACACCGGCATGCGGCTGGAGTGGCTGTTTGCACGTCTTGGCCTGCAGATCAACCACGCGGCCGGCGGCAAAGCGAAGTTCGAAGAGTTCGCGCGCTACCACTCCGAACCCGAATCCGACATCGATCAGATCGCTCGACTCCTTGGGGTCAAAGAGGTGAAACCACATGGCAAGTAGATCGCTCGGAACGCTCACGCTGGACGTAATCGCGCAGATTGGCGGGTTCACGGCCGGCCTGGACAAGGCGGAGCGCGAGGCTCAGAAGCGTGCAGCCGCGATCGAACGCGCCTTCGACAATGCCTTCGCCGGCATCACTGCCGGCTTCGCTGCGCTCGCAGCTGCGGGTACGGCGGCGCTTGCCCTGGTCAACCAGCAGGCCGAAGTCATCGCAGGCTTCCAGGACCTTGCTGAGAAGGTGGGTGACACTGCAGAGGCTGTTGCTTCTCTACAGGTTGCATCGACTGTTTCGGGGGTTGGCCTGGACACGGTCGCGGCTGCATCCATCAAGTTGACGGCGGCGCTTTCCAAGACTGACGACGAGTCGAAGGCGGTAGGCGCTGCAATCAAGGCGATGGGCCTGGAGTTCGACGCATTCAAGCAGCTGTCGCCTGTTGAGCAGATCGACGCCGTTGCCAAAGCGCTAGACGGCTTCGCCGATGGCTCAGAGAAGACGGCGGTTGCGGTCGCGCTTTTTGGAAAATCGGGCGCTGATCTGCTTCCCTTCCTGAACGACTTGGCCGACGGAAGCGAGCGCCAGATCCGACTGACCGCGCAGCAGATCAAGGACGCCGACGACTACACCAAGGCGACTGCGCGTCTCAAAGCCGAGTTTGAGGGCTTCGTGCAGCAGCAGACCGCCGCCCTCATCCCGACGCTCACGCAGGTGCAGAGCGTGCTGGCCGAGGTGGCACGCAACGAGACGCTTGTGGAGTCGATCACCAATCTGCTCAGCGTGGCTGTCAAGGGCGCGGTCATCGTGCTGCAAACACTTCTGGTTGTCGGCTCTGACGTCGCCTTCGTGTTCGTCAGCGTGGGGCGCGAGATCGGGGCAGTCGCAGCGCAGATGGCAGCGCTCGCGCGACTTGACCTCAAAGGCTTCAGCGCGATCGGCGATGCGGTCAAGCAAGACGGGAAGACGGCGCGCGCGGAACTGGATGCTTTTCAGAAGCGCGTCATGGAGATCGGCACGACGACGGCCGCGGCCACGTCGACCGTCGTCGCCACCAAGCCGAAACTGAACATCTCAGGTCTTTCCCGACCTGCTGGTGGTGGCGCCAAGGATGACCCGACCAAGAAGCTCCTCGACAACCAGCTGAAGGAGCTCGAAAACTACATCTCGGCCGAGAAGGACTTGATGTCCTCGCGCCAGAAGTTCCTGGACCTCTTCAACAGCCAGGGCATCGTCTCGGTCCAGGACTACTACGACCAGCAGCGCGCCATTCTGGAGGAAGCGACCCAGAACCAGGTAAAGGCCTACGACCAGCAGATCGAGGCGCTCCGGAAGTACCAAGCCAGTTCATCGAAGGCGACCGATCGGGCGGACGCAGAGGGCAAGATCAACGAGCTGATCGCCAAGCAAGCGAAGCTGCAGCGTGACAGCGGCGCCTCGGCAATCGAGATGGGCATCAAGCAGGAGCAGGCTATCAAGGCCTACCGCGCCCAGCTCGACGAGGTGAACGCGAAGATCCTGGAACTCAACGGCAGCTTGGGCGCGGCCGCTGCGATCCGCTTCGACGCCTCGAACAAGCAACTCCGCGCTTTGGCCGAAGCCTCTGGCGACGTTGCGTCTGTCGAGCAGATCGATCGACTGCGCGCTTACTCGGTCGCCCAGGCCGACATCAACAAGCTGCAGCAGGACTTCTCCCTGATCCAGGGCGACCTACAGATCGCCGAAGAGCGAATCACCATCGCGCGCGAGCGCGGGACCATGGGCGAGATCGAAAGCCTGAAGGCTTCCGGCGAAGCGCGCAAGTCGGCGGTGGCTTTGCTGGAGCGCCAGCTTGCCGCCTACGAGAGCATCAATGCTGCGCTGCGCACCCCTGAGCAGACGCAGGCCATCGAACGGCTCAAGGTCCAGCTGGAAGGCCTTCAGGCCACGGTAGACCCGCTGGCTGACCGGTTCAACACCCTGTTCGAGAACTCGCTGGGCGATGCCTTCGGCGACTTCATCAACGGCACGAAGAGCGCGAAGGATGCTTTCAAGGACTTCACGACCTCGGTGACGAATGAGATCGGCCAGCTCGTCGGAAAGCAGCTGGCCAAGCAGCTGTTCAACAGCATCTTCGAAAGCTCTGGTTCGTCCGGCGGTGCCTCCGGCTTCAACATCGGCGGCTTCTTCGCGTCAATCTTCGGTGGTGGGAGGGCCGCGGGCGGCCCGGTTCTTCCGAACACGCTCTACCGCGTGAACGAGCGTGGCCCCGAGATGTTTGAAGCCGCGAATGGCAACCAGTTTCTGATGACCGGATCGACCGGCGGCCGCGTGCATCCGAACGGTAGCGGTGGCGGCTTGACACAGAACATCTCCTTCCCTGTCCAAGGACGCGTGGACCGGCGCACGGTTGACCAGGCGGCCGCTGAACTGCGCCGCCAGACGAACGCCGCGGCGGTGAGGTTCGGATGAGCTATCTCGACGCATACCTTGAGCCTTGCCCGGGCTACGGCTGGCAGGGCGGTCCTG